AACAGAACCGGCTTTCACGAATTGACGGAGCATAAGGTCACCGTCACACGTACGCTTTCAGATGCGGAGGCCGCGTTGGAGATCGTATCTCTGGCCAAGGAGCTGGGCATGGACCCGCGGGAAGCGCTCGGCCCCAATGTCGCGATGCCACGGCTGCCGAAGCCTGACCCCCTGGATGTGGAATACGCCGAGATCGAACCTGAAGCGGTATTTGTTGAAGCCGCGGACGTGGAGGAAGATGATGAATGTAACGGCGACGCAGTTGCGAGCGAAATCGAATGAGCCCGGCATCTCCATGGCTGACTGCATAGAGTGCCGCAGCATCGCCCACTCCCTGGACCAAGCTGTTGAAGTGTTTCAGCAGTTTCCTGCTCCTGTGACTTTGCGCGACCTCAACGGAGCATATATCCGGGCAGTAAAGCTATTGGCCTATAAGATCGGAGGTGTCGCATGACGCCGCAGGAGAAAGCCGCAGCGCTTCGCAAGCTTGTGCAGAGGAAGCGCGAGTTCGCCTTCGCTTACTTCCAGCCCTACAAGAAGCAGAAGCTGTTCTTCGATCTTGGTGCCGAGAAGGTCGAGCGATTGCTGATCGCGGGAAATCAGCAGGGGAAAACTCATGCCGGCGCCTTCGAAGTGACTTGCCATATGACTGGCCTTTATCCACCCTGGTGGAAAGGCAGGCGCTGGGACCGGCCGACCCGCGGCTGGATTTGCGGAGAGACTGCCGGCGCCATTCGCGATACCCAGCAGAAGAAGCTTTGTGGAGAGGCGGGGGTCGAAGCGGAATTCGGCACCGGCCTTCTACCCAAGCATCTGTTTGTTGAGAAGCCTTCCCTGGCCAGAGGCGTTACGGATTTCTATGACACGATACAGGTACGGCATTGCAGTGGAGGTATCAGTGTTGCAAGACAGAAATCGTATGAGCAGGGGCGGGAAAAATTTCAGGGTGAAACTCTCGATTGGATATGGAACGATGAAGAGACGCCAATGGATGTTTACATTGAGGAGCTGGCGCGCATATCTTCGTCGCGGGGGATGATCTTCACCACGTTCACATCACTCAAAGGGATGCGCGATGTCGTCGAGCGCTTTCTGAAAGAATCCGACGCCGGCCGCGAGACCGTCACCATGACCATCGACGACGTAATTGGAGAGCCACATGGCCACATCACGGAAGACATGCGAGCCGGCATCCTCGCCCGATATCCCGCCTACCAGCATGACGCCCGGATTTTTGGTGGTGTCCTGCGCGGGGAAGGTAGGGTATTTCAGGCTACAGAAGATCAGATCAAAGAGCCGGTTCTCACTGATCTCCCTGGACACTGGACGAAGTTGTGGGGAATTGATTTTGGTATCGCCCACCCATTCGCGGCTGTCCTTATCGCTTGGGACAAAGATAACGATTGCATTCATGTCCTCCATGCCCTCCGGATGAAGACCCCGGTTGGCACCATGACGCCGCCGATCATCCACGCTGCGGCCATGAAGCCGATCGGCGCAGCTGTTCCGGTTGCCTGGCCCCAGGATGGCACCCAGCGCGACAAGGGCTCCGGCGAGCAGCTGTCGCACATGTACCGCGCCGCCGGTCTCCGCATGCTCGGGCAGCACGCCACCTTCCCCGATGGCTCCGTCTCTACGGAGGCCGGCATAGCCGAGATGGACGAGCGCATGATCACGGGGCGCTTCAAGGTGGCCGCGCATCTCAACGAGTGGCTGGAGGAGTTTCGCAACTACTACCGGGAGAAGGGACTGATCGTGAAGGAGCGCGACGATCTAATGAGTGCGACGAGGATCGCAATTATGGCGAAAAGATACGGACAGGCTGTACCTCTCGGCGGCCGATCTGTGCGTCGACGGCAGGAGCAGGTCTGCGACGGCCTTGATTTCAGCTGGGACTGGTAGTATTGTTACAAGGGACCAGGGCTCCCCCTCCCGCCCCGCGCGCAAGGCCGGGATATGGCATGTAATTTCGCGTCCCGGATGGTTTCTATGCCTGACACTGGACAAGCTGTAAAAGACCTGGGTGTCGCACCTGATGATGGTTCCTGCCCGACGTGCAAGGGGACTGGCAGGATTGACCTTAGCGATCCGGGGGTTACCGAGCAGAACCCCATGGCCGATGCGAAATGGCCGCGGGACCTTGTCATGCAGCCTGACCGTGGCAAGGCCAGGAGTTTAGGCAATTGGATGAGTGGTAAGTGAGATGCAACCCAGGGTAAGCAAAGTTCCGCGATCGCGGAGGAATTGAGATGCCGGTTCCGAACCCAAAGAACGCTCCCCTCAACCCGGCTTCTCAGGACCTCGGGCTTGGCGACCTGTTGCAGCAGCAGCTCAAGGATGAAGAGGAAGAGCGCAAGAAGAAGCTGATGCAGCAACAGCAGGTTGGCCCCCTGGGCGCCGGGATGAATACACCCTTGGGCGCCGCGGCGAGCTCTCTCTTCGGCGGTCCCGGCGGCGGGTCCCGCGGGATGTTTGGCGGACTTGGACGCTGATGGCAGACGCGGCAAAAGATTTAGGACTTGAAGCTGCTCCTGGTGATGATTCCTGCCCGGATTGTGGTGGCACTGGAAGGATTCAAATGGCAGAAAATAAGCCACCATCGCTGCCTATCAGAAGTCAAGGTTCTCTTGAACGCGCTATTAAGAATGCCGACAGTGATGAAGAATTAATGAGTATAAAAAAGAGATTAGAGAAGCGCGGGTATTCGACTGGGTCTGCGACTTTCGGTGAACGCTGATGGCCGTTGACGCCTATGCCTACCCCGGTCCCTATCGCCTGATCTCCGACAAGGAGCAGGGGATCGTTTCTGACATCATGGCCGATTTCAGTCAGCTCCAGATGTGGCGCAATACGACTGCGAACCAGTGGGAGGAGATCAGTGAGCTTATTCTGCCGACTTCTCGAAATACCTTTTACTACGGCAATTACAACTGGCCCGGCGTTAAGAAAACTGATCGCCAGATCGACGCTACGGGCGCCTCGGCTCTACGAACATTTGCTGCTATTTGTGATTCCCTCCTTACTCCTCGCAATCAGTTTTGGCACGGTCTTGCTGCTGATGATGAATATGTGATGAAGGATCGCCAGACGAAGCTCTGGTTCGAGACGGTTTCGAGGATTCTCTTCAAGGAGCGGTATACGCCGGATGCAAACTTCTCCAGCCAGAATCAGCAGAACTACACCTCCCTTGGAGCCTTCGGCACTGCCTCCATGTACATCGATGTGCTGGATACTCGACCTACTGGTGGTATACCGGGATTGCGTTATCGAGCGTTACCTCTCGGGGAGACCTTCTTCAGAGAGAACCATCAAGGCATCATCGATTACATGATTCGCTGGTTCCGGCTGACCCCTAGACAGGCGGCGCAGAAATGGGGTAGGGAGAACCTCCCCGGACATCTCCGTGTTGCCATGGAGCAGAAGAGTGAGCTACTCTACAATTTTCTGCATGCGATCCGCCCCCGTGAGGACGGGAGTTATGACCCCGAACGTCTCGACGCCCGCGGCAAGCCCTGGATGTCCCACTACGTCTCCATGGAAGGCAGATGCCTCATGCAAGACGAAGGTGGATATCGGATGTTTCCGGTGGCAGCGACTCGATTCGACCAGACGCCGGGGGAGATGTATGGGCGATCCCCGGCAATGCTGGTGCTCCCTGCTCTGAAGACCCTCAATGCACAAAAACGCACCTTTCTTAAACAAGGGCATCGCGCTGCTGATCCTGTATTGCTGCTGGCTGATGATGGCATTGTCAATCTCAATCTGCGTCCTGGAGCTACTAATGCCGGGATGATGACACAGGACGGCAAGCCGCTTGTGGGCGTCCTGCCGACTGGCGAGATTCAGATCAGCAAGGAGATGATGCAGGAGGAGAAGTCGATCATCCTCGATGCCTTCTATGTCTCTCTTTTTCAGATTTTGACCGAGACCCCGACGATGACGGCAACCGAGGTAATTGAGAGAGCTAATGAAAAGGGTATCCTACTCGCGCCTACTATGGGCCGGCAACAGAGTGAATACCTGGGGCCGACGATTCACCGTGAGATCGACCTCCTCTCCTATCTTCGCAAGCTTCCTCCTATGCCTCCCCGATTGCGTGAAGCTAAGGGTTCTTACCAAGTTGTCTACACTTCGCCTCTTGCGCGTGCAGCGCGCGCTCAGGAAGCTGCTGGTTTTATGCGAACTGTCGAGACAGCGAAGGAGATAACCTCTATCACGCAGGACCCCAGCTTCCTCGACCCGTTTGACTTCGATACGGCAATCCCGGCCATAGCCGAGATTCAGTCGGTGCCGCCATCCTGGATGGCGAGCGACGACCAGATTGCGGTGAAGCGCAAGAACCGTGCGCAGCAGCAGGCAGCCCAGGCACAGGTGCAGGCAATGCCGGCCCAGGCAGCCATGATGAAGGCGAGGGCAACGATGATCAAGGCAGGCGCCAATGAGCAGCCGCAGGGGCAGCAGGGGGTTGCTGCTTGATCCCGGAGCTTGACAGACGCCAGCATGCAATGGCTTTGCGGGAATTGTGGCAGGCAAGAGTCCTCGCCGGCAGTCGAGGTAAACTTGCTGCTGTCGTGCTCTCGATGCTCGCACACTCTTGGCCTGACCAGATCGAAACTCTCTGCCGAGTCGTCTTCCCAGGTTTTAGAGGCATTAGGCAGCCATTCTTTGCTTCCTGTGGAAAGATTCTCAAGTCAGGAGAGGTTGTTGCCGATCTCGCCATTAACGATGACATTACTCGCCACGCGCTGGTATTCTCTTCCAAACGAGACATGGAGGCTGATTTGCGAGCGCTGGCCGACAGGCTCAAGCTCACCGATAAGGATCGTACCCAATTCTTCGATTGCGCACGTCGGTGGATCGTCTGTGATTTCGGTCGCGATCCCGTGAACCCGGAGCGGCATCTGCATGCCGATTAGTCTGGTACGCCGCTGGTTTTTTCTTCGTTGTCTGATGGGTTGGTGCCCATGGGATGCGGCGTGGAACAAAAAGACAAAGGTGTGGAATTACTATTGCACGGACTGCAATAAGCCCATCTCTACTCCGGATTGTGACCCATGATCAAGATGAACCTGAAGATGCTCGACCTGATAAGGACGAAGCGCCGGGATTACCAGCTTTGCTTCGGGTCGCCTGCGGGCACCCAGGTGCTCAAGGACTTGGCCCGGTTCTGCCGCGCCACGGAGACTTGTGTCGTTCCCGGCGACCGTGATAGAACGCTGGTCCTGGAGGGGCGCCGCGAAGTGTGGCTGAAGATCGAGCAGTATATCTGCATGGATGCACAGACTTTGTATCGGCTTTTGGTTCAGGAGATTCCTGTCAATGAAGGAGACGAATAATGCCTGATCCCGCACCGGCCCCTGCCCCAGCGCCAGCGCCAGCTCCCGCACCTGTTTGGTATGAAGGGAAATTTGACGCTGAACATGTCGGGTATTTGCAATCTCGGGGATGGCATGAAAAACCGGCTGTTGATGTCGCTGTTGAAGCGGTCAAAGCGCATCGCGAGGCATCTAAGTTCATCGGGCATCCACCCGACCAGCTTCTGAAGCTGCCGAAGGATGCCACCGATGAAGCCGGCTGGAAGGCGGTCTGGAACCGGCTCGGCGTCCCCGCCGACGTGAAGGACTACGATTTCAAGGATGTCAAGTTTGCTGATGGCACTGAGCTTGACCCCACCTTCGACACGATGGCGCGCACGGCGGCCCTCAAATACAATATGCCGAAAGATGCCACCAAGGAGTTCGTTCGCGAGGTCGTGAAGGCGATCGATCAGGTGGAGGCCACCGAGAGAACGGAGCACGAGGCCCAGCTCGCCGCGGAGCGGCAGACCCTCGCGCGGGACTGGGGGGTGAACAAGGACGCCAACATGATCGCGGCGCAAAGGGTTGCCGCGGCGCTCGGGGTAAAGCCGGAAGCCATCAATGCGCTGGAGAAGGCGGTCGGCTATGCGGCGGTCATGAACATGATGCTCAGCATCTCGCAGAAGATTGGCGAGGCGCCCTTCATTACCGGGGGTGGCCCGACCGGCGGCGCCATTTCACGAGAGCAAGCGGTTCTCAAGAAGGCCGACCTCATGGCCGATGAAGGCTTCGTGAAGCGCTTCCTGGCCAGCGATGTGGCGGCGATTCGCGAGATGGAAGCTCTTAACCGGATGATCTCGGAGGTTACCGATGTCTACTAAGAATGTCAGCTTGGCTGGATTGACGCGGGCTGAATGCGCTATCGAGTGCGATCCGCAGCATTGCGTCATTACTGGCGGTCCTGCTTGTGGTCATCCTTTCAAGGGTGGACTTCAGGTTGTCTATCAGCGAGACCCCAAGGCGCTCGAAAGATACCGGGAAGCTCGCAAGCTTCTTGCCATGGATGAAGCGGGTAGGAGAAGCGATGCCCAACCATGAGACTGACCAAACCCCTGAAGAAAAATTTAAGCGTGATTTGCATGCTGAATGGGAGTGGGGTGAAGCGGAGATGGAAGCCTTGATGAACATTTTGCGCGAAGCTGGCGCTTGGAAGAAAAAAAATGCCCAACCATGAGGTTATGCTGATCCTGCGCGGTATCAGCGGCACTTTCGGCGGGGTGGATTATCCGAATGGCGCGCTCGATGTACCTTCGGCGCTCGCTTATGCGAAGGCGCGCGGGTATGTTGGCGCTGTTCTTCAGGCATCGGGGGAAGCCTATTCTGACAGCCCGCAAGTGATCAGGGCGCTCGCTGTATTCCGTTATGACCCCACGATCACGGCGCTCTATGGGTTCTCCGGTGGTGGCTACAATATCCGCCATATCCTGGAGGACTTGACCAAGGCGGAGAAGGCACGTCTCAAGCTGGTTGTGGT